TTCAATTTTCTCATTTTTTCTTGTAGGTCTGCAAGTTTTTCTGTAACCTCTGCAACCTGTTTAATACCATTAAGTGCAACTTCGTATGTTCTTGGATGTTCTGACTCTTTAGCCAACTCCAGTATTCCTTCAATTGCACCAGTTCCTTTTTCTACTAAGTTATAGAAGTTTTGTCTTTGATATTCATAGTCACTATCTATGTCTTGACTCATATCCACTACAGGAGATGCTTGACCATTATTTACAAGTTCTTGTGCAGGCGTCTTAAATGGAGGCTTGTGTTCATAGTTCCACGGTTCTTCTTTTATTTTATCAACATCACTTAGAATACCAAGAGCATTATCTAATTCTTTAAGTGGATTAGACATTATCAATTTTCCTTATCTGTACCACTTACAGGGTCAAATACTTTTGCGTCCTCAAAGAATGAAGTTGTTTCACTAAATCCAAAATCATCATCTGCATCAGCATTTGTAGGTTTAGGTTGAACTTTATATCTTTGTTCTCTTCTTGGAGCATTATCTTTAAGGTCAGCATATTGATCAACTTGAACAGTCTTAATAACTGTACTGGATGTAACAGGGCCGTATAGATAAAACTTTGCAGTAAAGTCTAGTGTATAGATAAGAGCTCTTCGTGTTTCAAAGTCACCCTGATAGTTATCTTCGTAACTAATATCGTTCAATACAATAGGAACATCTCTTTTAATTCCCATATCGGTCATGTCGTTAATAGTGAGTGTGTAGTCTGGTTGAAAGAACGGTAGTATCTGTTCTACAATCTGTAGTGCATCATCAGATTGTTTTGCCATGACATATAACTGTATAGAAAGATTATAGGGAACAGGCATATACTGTGTGTCAAGTCTATTTGAATTAGCACCCTTTACCTTTTTAAATTTCTGTACTCTGTTGAGTTTTCTAGCAGGGTCATAGGATAAGTTTTGTATTTCAAAACCAATACGTGGTAGAGTAATCGCAACTTGTTTTGATAGATCAGCATCTTCATTCAAACGAACTAACCACTTCTGACGAGGGCCATACGCAAGAGGAACCTTCATCGTTTGCGTTATTTTTCCATCGTTGTCCTTACGAACTAACTGAATGTTATTAAATGTTGTTCCAAATGCAACAATAACTTTTCTTATACTCTCATGATAAAACTGCTGTCCTAACATAATTAACTACTCCCTACATCTCCAAACGGATTTGATTCACTAAAATCTATTACTGTATCATCAGCAGAGTCAAACAACTCATTTTGAGAACTCTTATCAGATGACATATCTCCTATTATATAGGACTCTTGAATTAGGTATTCTCCTGTCTCTGAAAGTAAAGAACCAGCCGTTGTTGTCATATCACTATCTTCTTGTGCGACAAGTTCATCTGTTTCGTTCTCATGAATAATACGACCAATATTAGGTTCTAATTGAACAGCATTTACTGTAGCTGTATTTGATTCCAAAGTAAACTGGAATTCAGATGAAGACACACTTAGTGCATCTTCAATCGCATCTATAGTATCTATACCAGTATTAAGTTCTTCAGAACTATAATCAAATAGACGGCATCTTAGTTTATATACTGGATTATTATCTAACTGAAAGAAAGGCTCATCGTGGTCTACAAAATTAACTTGAAACATCTTTTTAAGAATAGGATGATATATTGCGTCACCCTCAAAAGGACGATCTGAATCCGTTGCATCTGTCTCTGATAAAATATAAAAATCACTTCCCTCTAAATCTGTTGATATAGCTGCAAGTGTTCCTGCCTCTAAAAGAACAGAACCACCCTCTTCACTATCAGTTCCCGACTCAATTGTAATCTGTTTTGTAAGTTCTTGAAATCTTAATTTGTTTACAACAAATGTTGCTTCACTTAAATTCTGCAAACCAAACTGGTTCATGATTTCTTTTTCACCAGCAAAACCACCATCTCCATTTTCCATATACATTTCTATTTTAGCTGCATCTCTGAAAATAGAAAGAGAGTCCTCTCCAAAAACAGAGTCCTCTGCGACAATAGTTCTGTCTATGTAAAATACATCATGACCGTATATCTGAATTGCCTCTGCAACCAGATTACTATAAAGACTTTGTTCTGTTGCAATTGCAGCTACGTTACTGGTGTGGAAATGTTTATTGACAGCCATTCCATTACCCTATCATGTAATTCACTGGTAACTCAAAGGCCAACTGTATCTGCTCTTCTAGTCTTTGTTGTTCCTCTATAGCTTGTGAATAAATAGTTTCGCCATTCATCGTAACACCACCAAGCATTGCAACACCATTAAACTTAGAGAGGTTTGCACCCCATTGTTTTTTAATCAATGAGGTTGCATATCGTTTTAAATAGATGTCATCAAATATATCAGTATACGTTGTAGGATCAAGTTTACGATAACACTCTATAACTATAAACTCATCAACTTCCATATCATTCTGCCAGTCCATATCAATGTAAAGACGGTTCTGATGTTGATTAAAACGAATAGGTGTTTCGCCTACAAGAATATGCTCTAGAAAATCTAGGTGTTGCATTGTCTGTTGATAATGCATAACTGATGTTGAGGAGAAATCATAGAGATCATTTAATCGTAATTGATAACGAACATCAAAAAGGTTTCCTCCACCACCAGTATCAGTGAGAGGAAATACTTTTACCACTGAAACAATCGTATCTGGTACAGGTATAAATCCTTTACCCTCTAACCAATCAGCAGAAATACCACTATCAACTTTATCTGTGACAGATGTTGTTGAATTTGTTATACCTCTATCAAGCTCTGCTTGAGTTATCTTGTGTTTAAGATACATTCTCTCAATACCATCGTAGTGATACTGAGCAAAATACTGTAGTGCTTCATCTAAACGATCATCAACTTGATCATCAGACACGTTGATATCAATAACTCCATCACCAAGAGAGCGTAAACAATATGATTTCAGAGTTGCTTTCGTAGAAGGTATAGCCATGTTTCAATCCTTTCTACATATTTATATGTATGGACTATTAGACTTTTAAGTTTAATTACATTCTACTGTCTACATATCTCATAGGTTTATTACCATACCATTCCCACAATATATTTCCACCAGAGTTAGAACCAGAAGCATCTGTGCCATCTAAATCAATCTCCATTGACCAATCTTCAACAGTGAAATTTACTGCTGGATAAGTTACAGTTACGGTTAAATTATCACCATCTACAGTTTCAGTGGTTTCTCCCCTGTATTGTGTCTCAGGATCAATATTTTCGACAACTTCTGTTGCCTTTACAAGAACATAATCACCTAAATCTAATGGTCTTTTATCACCAGTGAATATTACATCTCCACCTGTCATCTCAGGCAATTGAACTCTACCGACTGTACCACCTAAGTTAATGATTGAGTTATCTGATTTTTTAATTAAATAATCCATTATGCTGGGCTCCATGATGCAAAAACTGTTAGTCCATAATCAGGTGCGCTATCAGCTTTTGCTCCAAAGGGTAAAGCAGTATGTGCCGAAGCAAATGTAGCAGTTGCTGCAGAGTGATCACCACCTACGTTAATATTTGCTTCAAAATCTTCTGTTAAAGTTGGTTCCCAACTAGTGGTAATAGTGTTTCCATCAGCATGAAAGGCATAACCAAGCACAAGACCTCCAGCAGCAACATTGATGGTATCACTCATAAGATTAGTTGAGTTTGTTACATTTGCAGACCCACTATCAAGAATTGACCCTATACCAGTTGCTTGCCAAACGGCAATTCCAGCACGCTTTGCCGATCTTGCATAAGTAACAACTATATCAGCTGATGTACCTGATGTTATATTTCCAGCCCAAAATTCTATAAGAGTGTGATCCGTATGCAACGCTGTTACGCCAGTATTTGTTAGACCTGTTCCTCCAACCGTTATGGAATTTATATCATCTGTGCCACCACCACCACCTGTTGTTCCAGCTGCAACAATAACATATCTGGCAGATGAGGCTGTTCCTATAGCAACACTACTATAAGTTTTTACTGCACCATCAGCAGTAACACCAGCTGATGCAGTAAAACTACACGTTATTTTTGGTGATCCTGCTGTAGCTGCAGACCCATAAGCAACCAGTGCCATAGTTGCATTTGACACAGCACCAGTTGAAGAAGTAGCAGCAACAGCAAGATCACTTTGTGCAGTTGCAAAGTCATCACCTTGAGCTAGATAACTTTGTATGTCTTGTGTCTCTTGATATCCCCACCACTCACTGCCTTGCTGCCCAACAACATTACCTTGTTGCATGCCATATTGATAGTTCGTTTCGTCTAAATAATTTTCAAGGTTAGATGTGTTTAAATTAGCAGCCCAGTCTACTGGTCTTGCACCTACTGCATAATTCTCATCTTGAAACTTAAACCAGTCAGGAATATTTAAAGATGATTTATCAAAAGCACTGACAGCACCAGTATCTTCACCACTTATATAATCAAATCGCTCTTCAGATACACCTAAGTTCTTTTCAAGAGAAGCAGTAGCTGCTGCCTCTGCTTGTGCTGTACTCA